CCTACCGCCAAAGTAAGCACCCATAATTAACATTCCCCACTGCCCCAACAAGGTTACATACGCCTCATTAGCGTTCAAGCCAAAGGCAGACATCATGGCAAACAGGAAGTAACCCACAAAGATAGCTACAAGGCTCATAGGACGAATGTTCTTGGATAGCCAAGAGTCAGATGCCATGTCTGCTGACCAACGGGTAGAGACATTGTTATCTTCGTTCTTAATAACATCTGCTGCTAACTTAGCAAACTCTAATTCTGTTTCAGCAATCTTTTGAGCAGCTTGTGGATCACCTGCGATAGCCTTAGCAACGGCATCAACAGTATCAGAAACGCCAAATTTATTAGCCAAAGCGGTAACAGCAGCGCCACCCAAAGGACCAGCGACAGCCATTGCCAACGTGGGTGCGACACCCTTGAGAAGATTGAGTAAGTCATTCATTTATTTCTCCAACATATTTCAACTTGTTTTTTATAGTAGTTAGCCCGCTTATCATGCTCACGCACAAACCACGAAGCACACACTATCACCACGACAATGAGCAAAGTAACAGCAAAAGTAACAGCCCAAACTAATACCCCCATCTCCATTCCCTCTCATACTGTAACAACCAAGTTAAGAACCACACAAAGGCACAGACATAAATAGCAGCAATTACTGCTGCTATGTAGATATGTATCTTCTCTTTGATTCGTCTAAGACGCTCTTGACGTTTTAACTCAGCTTGTTCAGTGGCTCGTTTGTGTAGCAATTCAAGCTCTTTTGCTTCACTAATGAGTCTGTCCCGCTCTTCAAGTATTTCTACCCATAAGTCAGGCATACCTAACTCATAACGCACCATGTGCTCTAGGTCTTTGTAATATTGCCTAATCTCTCTAACGTGCATTACGTTATCGATAGCTTGCATTGTTACATTTTTAACTTTACCCTGCTTAGCAAGTTCCTTTGTTTCTTCTTGCTTCTCTTTGTAGTCTTGTTCTAGCTGGTCTTGACCGTGAAAGAATTTCGAGAGTAACCCACCGACTTCACCAGCAATACCTGCAACCTGACCCCCAGTCTTCTTGATGTCTTGGTACGCTTGAACTGCCGTCTTGATTCCTTCGTAGGCAAGTTTGCATCCAGCAAATATGAGGGTTGGTTCCACATCAACTAGTACCTAATATTGTTATATCTGTTGCACTGTGAGAATAACTGAAGGAATACCTGGTACTGGAGACACAGTGGTGTTTCGTAACAACTGACAAGCTGTGCTATCTGTAGACCACATTATTTCAAAGTAATCACTAGCAGCCATACTTGTCACATAGTTCCAAGCAGCAACAGTCTCTGCTTGGCTACCACTAAGTGCTACCTTACTAGCAGAGTCAGTTATATCTGTACCATTTACTCTAAACCAAATGTAAACATAACCAACAGAAGCACTAGTCTTATGCAACTGTGCAGAGAATTGAAAGTTATACACACCTGCGTTACTAGTAACAATACGAGATGTTGGAGAACCTCTAGATACACTGCTAGATAAAGCAGTTGTATTAAACGTCATAGCGTAAGCTGTGTTTATAACAGCAGCACTCTGAGTAGTTGTGTCGTAGAAAGAACCATACGCTTTAGTAGTTGTAGATGACTGAGAAACAGTCACAGCACCTGTAGCACCAGACACAGAAATACCCGTGCCAGCAATGATACTAGTAACACCAGAGTTGTTAATAGTAATAGCTGTAGAGCCGTTGTAAGTTGTTCCAGAACTATAAGAGATACCTGTACCAGATGTTAAAGAGTTAACAACAGATCCAGCACTACCACTTGTATTTTGATTGAGAGTAGGAATATCAGCAGCAACAACAGCCCTAAATGTAGGAACACCAGCAGATCCATTAGGAGCTGCTAAGAAATAGTTGGCAGTCTTAGAAGCATAGGGGTTTAGCGTATCTCCATAACCAGTAGCTGCCCAACTAGGAACACCAGCAGCAGTCATTTGCAATAAAGACGTAGATGCAGGAGGAGGCAACCTAGTTAAATTGTTAGTAGCATTGCTATAGATTATGTCCCCTGTGTTGTAAGCAGTTAGTCCAGTGCCACCAAACTCAGGTTCAATAGGAACATCTAGCGTAGAAGCAGTACCAAAGACCCTATCACTAAGCCTCTGAAGCCAATCTCTCCAAGCAAAGTTTTCTCCAATAGGATTTGGTGGGATCGGGGTTTGAATAGCCATTATCTACCTGCTTCCTTTTCTCTCTCACGATAACGCTTAGCAGCTTCCTTACGTTTGTCTTCACGTTCTTTTCTAGCAGCTTTTCTTTGTTCTTCTGTTCCACCATAAACAGGGAAGCCTAATGTTCCTAGTAACGCTCTCTTAGCACCTTCTCCTTCAGGAGCAGAAGTAGCAGCTTGTACTTGGAATGGTAGTGCTTGGCTACCTACAGCCTGTGCTCTAGCAATAGCTGCATCAACACTTTCATTACCAGTTATATCTGAAGGTATGAGTTTAGGTGCTGTTGGAGAAGCATACTCAAGTCCACCACCAACAATAATTGCAGTCTTAGGTATAAACCCAAGCTTATTAGAGAATGTCTTAAGTGGATCCATAAGCCAGTGATACGGCTCCATAGCGTGTTTCATAGCTTGCATAGACGTACCATCTGGATACTCAACACGAGTTGGATCTTTGTTCTCCCAGATAGGACGATCAGCAGTAATCATATTGATGCCATTAACTAGCGTGAGATAGGTCAGTGCAGTTTTAAACTGATACAACCTAGCGTAGTCTTGCTTAGTTGTAGGAGACATCATGCCCTTGATACCCTCTATTGGTTGCCACTTAGTTGGATTCAACTGCTTTGGAAGAGCAGAAGTAAAGGCACGAATAGTAGATAGAGTCCAATCAGGAGCAAACAAAAGAACTTGCAAAGCTCTACGACCTTCAGGACTGTACGCAGCCATAGCCATACGTTTACCAAGCTCTGTGTTAGCACTAGTAGCAGCATCAAACCAATTCAAACCACCAAAGCTATCATTAACAAACCTAGCAATCTCTTTACGAACACTTGCCACCAGTATGCAAGTAATCCCAGGTGTACTTATCAAAGTATCCCAGGGTATATTTTTCTACAGTGCTAAGTGTCTTCTCTAATGCACGAGTCTTAGGACCAAACTTACCGATCATTTCATCAGCAAATTTACCAGTGATAGTTAGTATTCCTTGAACCACATCTTCTGGCATCTCAAGTTTTAAACCATCTTGTCTAATCCAAGTGTCTACGTTGTCACCTAATCCACCCTTCTTAAACTGATCAACAGCTTTAGAAATAGCAGATAACTGGATCTCTTTACCAGTAATAGCTTTAACACCTTTCTCCACTAATGGAAGAACAATAGCCTCCTTAAGAGGTGTGTAAATAGGAATGCCAGTACTAGATAAAACCTCCATCAGAGATTTAGCATGGAAGAAAGAACCAACAACGTTAAGACGCTTAACTACTTGAGACAATTGTCCAATAGCATTCATGAAGTCCCCAGGACCTGCATCAAATACAAACTTCAAAGCTGGCTTTAAGTCTGGATGAACAGCATACCCAGAGAACTGAGGACTATCCATCATCTCCCAACCAACAGGCATAGGATTGTCTTTGTTGACTTCTTTGATTAGATTTTCACCAGCAACATTACGTATTTGTTTTAGGTTATCTACTAAGGCTTTATTCTCAATAGCCTTTTCCATAGACAGAGCATACTCTTTGTAGATTTCTGCAATGTCTTTTGTCTTAATGTTAAGTCGCCACTCTGATTTACCTGAAGCTGCTATGCGAGCATTAGCTTCGTCTATAAATCCTTGTAAATCTGCAAAGGTTTTAAACTTACGTTCTTTACTAAACTTAGATGTGGTATCCATACCACGCATAGTAGGATCACTGCTAGATGTTCCTAGTAACTTAGCCATGAACTCTTCACGAGCACCCTTTGGCGCACCAGTCCAATCAAGGATGTGGGTTACGTAGTCTTCTAATAGTCCTTTGACAACACCTTGCTTTACAGCACGATCACCAATGTCTTTAGCCAGGGCTTCGTATTTCTTAGCAACAACAACTTCTTCTGGTGTAAGACCAGTCAAGTCACCCTTGTCAACAGCTACAGCAATAGCTTCTCTACGAGCAGGATCTGGAATATCCTTAACAATCTCATCTCTTTGGTTATGGATGACACGATCATTAGCATCTTTGTTTCTAAGGTTTGCACCTACAAACTTCTCTGTTTCTTTAATAGGTTCTTTCCAAGTATTTTCGTAGTTCCTATAGTCTTCATAGAACTTGATAGCCTCGGCTTCACCACGAGTAGCGTAGATTTCTTTAGCAATGTCAAACATCTCTTGTTCATCTTTAACATTACGGGGATCTGTTGTAGTGCGGTCTACTTTCTGTTCAAGTGGAATAGTTTCAGGAGTAGCAACTGGCTCTTTAGGAGCAGCTGCTCTCTTTTCAGCAAGTTGTTTTAAAGCTGTTTGATTAATTTGATTCTCGTATTGAGCTTTAGTTTGACCTTCTGCTCTAGGAGTAACAGTGTGCTCAGCTTCGTGAGCAACAACAAAATCTACATAGTCTTGGAATGTTGGGAAAGCATTCTCAGCAATAGGATACACACCCTCTACCTTTGGTTTAGTCCAAGGCTTCTCTCCATACTGTTCGTATAGAGTTGGTGTGTCTATGGTTATGGTCTTAGTTTCTTTATTGAAACTAGCTCCAATAGGTCTACCATCTGGACGAGATCTACCAGTAGTTCCTTCTTTAATAGGAACACCATTGGCTTCTGTTGGTACATCAGCAAGTTTAAAGCGCTCGTCACCAGCTATACGTAAGTCATCACTTCGTAGACCATCTTTAACAGATGACAAAGCCTGTCCTTCTGGTATCTGACCAGCACTCTTAGCTCTATTCCAAGCCTCTTTACGATTTAGAAACGTACCAGCTTCATCTACAAACCCTTGTTCATAGGTATCTTTAGTTTCAGCTTTACGTGCTTCGGGACTCTTGGGTCCTAGCAGTTCTATTTCACCAGTATCTTTGTTCCTAAGAGCAGATTGAACTAAAGGTATCTTGGCATCAGCAGCAGCTTTGTCTTTAGTAACTTCTTCAGAAACCTTCTTGACAAATCCAGCTGTTTTAGGATCTATTGATTCTCTTCTTAGTTGGTTAAGAGTAGTTGGTGTGTACTCTGGATTAACCATTCCGTTTTTATTTGCAACACGAATGTCAATTGGTTTACCACGTTCTTTTTCAAGCTCAGTTAAAGATTCAAGTTGAGCTTTAGTGGGCTTTTGACCTTCTGCCATGTGTAGGGTAACTACAAATTGTCCAGTAGTTTTATCTTCAAACATAGCTGATCTAATAGCACCAGTTTGATTCATAAAATCACTGTAACCACCAGGCAGTGGTCCATCAATAATGTTTCCTGCAAATGCAATGTGATCTTGTCCAGTTCCAACAATCTTTCCATCTGACATTAACCAAGGAGACATTGCTCCATCACCTTCTTTAGCAACTTGTTTGACAGGCAATACAAATCCATCGGCAGCTTTAATTTGCTGCTCACTCAAAGGTTTAGTTAGATCAGGAGCTTTAGTTGTAGGTGTAGGTGCAGTAGGTGTAACCCCTAATACCCTCTCACCCAACCTAGTGGGCTTAGTAAATGCACCAGTAGCAACATCAATAGCCATCATTTTAGGATCAAAGATGTTTTGTCCTTCTACAGCACGTTGACCAGCACCAATGCCAGACATAATTCCAGCACCAAACAAACCTTCTTTAACGGTACTTGGTAGACCTGGACGCATAAATGGATTGATAGATCCACCTGCAACTTGACCAGCAAGAGATGCCATCGGGTTTTCTCTACGCTGCTGCTCTCGTGTACTTACAATGTTTGTGCCAAATGTTTTGTCAATAGCATCTTCAAGACTATTGATACCCATCTGAGCTGCAATACCACCAGCTATACCACCCGCAATACCAGCAATAGGTTTAGCAAAAGCGGCAGCTGGACCAAGCATAGGAACAACTGCTGGGGTAACAGCCATAGCTGTTCTAGCTCCAAGAAGAGCACCTGGAGTAGCAGCAACTGACTCAAGAGCAGAAGCACCAAAAGCACCTAAGGTACTTGTTTCACCTTCTCTCATTGGTTTCATACCAGGCCTAGGGTACATACCAAAAGCAGCACCACCACGACTATCTATAGGTGCTGAAGCAGATGTAGCAGGAGCAGAAAGAGTTACAACCTCATCATCACCACCCCAAGAAGATTTAGGAGCAGCTACTGACTTAGTTATAACTTCATCGTTTTGTCCAAAGTCAGCCATGATTAGCCCTTCTTACGCTTTAGCACACCATCTTGCATATAGAAACTATTTGGAGGTAGTTTGTCGTACTCTTCTTTGCTAGTAGGTGTAGCATATAGACCCAGCTTCTGTAGGCAATGACTCAACAAGAGTACGTTCTTCAAGAAGTTGTCCTTGAATAAACTTGTCTCGTTTAGTAGATGCTTGTTGCCACTTATCAAAAGCAGCTTTGCTATAAAACTCTTCATTTGAACCTTCGGGTTTGTAGCCAAAGAATGCAGATTTAGTAGCAGCTGTCAGTGCTGTATCAACTTGTTCGTCAAGACGTTGACGCTCTTTAGTAGTAGCAGGATCACGTTGAATCTTTTCAAGTTGTGTGTTAACAGTACCCCAAATTTGTACAAGCTTTGCGTCACCTAAAGTTTTTGTTCTTTCACTAGCAGCTAATCTAAGTTGTGTTTTTTGTAGGTCAGCAGCAGCACGTATCTGTATTTCTAGTTGCTTCTGGAAGACTGTTAAATCTATCGTTAACCTGAGCATCAGGAATAGTTTCCAAAACACTAGAAGCATCAGCTATAGACTGACGCTCAATGTCTGTTTTTCTAGATTGATTAAGGAGATCCCTAGCAGTAATCTTTTCAGAAACTTCTATTAGTTTAGCCATGTCTTCAGGCTTACCTGCTTCACCTACCAGCGAAGCCATCTTGAGCACTCGTTCAGAAGGACTAGCTTTAGTGTAGTCATCTCCCTTTACAAGAGTTTCCATTTTGCTTTTAATGTCAGCATCAGTCTTGATACCTGTACTAGAAACAATATTAGATAACCTAGTCTTCTCTAAGTTTTGTTCTTGTTGTTGCAAGGTATTAGCTTGCTCTTGTATAACATTAGTTTGCATCTGTTGCACATCAGGTGCAGCAGCCATGTTTCGTTGTAGTTGTAGAGCGGCATTACTACCAGCTGCTACATCACTCATCAAGAATGCCATATTTAATCTCCAATACCAGAAGTACCAGACAAGAGACTACCAACACCATAGCCATATTGAGAAGTAGGACTAGCGAAAGAACTGTAGATAGAGCTTGGGTTGTATGGAACGTTGCCCATAGTGTTAGTACTAGAGCCTGGATATAAACCAGCTATACCTTGACCTAAACCACCTAGACCTTGAGAGAAAGCTTGTTGATTAGCAGCATTTTGAGTTATTCCTAGACCACCAGCTTGGGCAGGATTAGAAACAGCACCAGAACCTTGAGCAAGACGGTTTAGATAGTCAGTCATAAAGCCGTAGTAGCCTCTTTGACCAATGTCTTGTAGAGCAGCAGACTCTCTTCCAGAATAAAGTAGACCAGAAGCAGCAGCACTACGCTTAGAAGCCTCCATAGCAGGGTTTAAGACACCAGTTGTATATTGGCTATACCCAGGCATCTTAGTTACATCTATACCAGTACCAGGCTGTAGAGCACCGCTATACATCTGTGCTAAGTTAGATCTGTATGGTGCAAAAGGATCAGCCATCTGCTGGGCTTCAGTACCAGATATAGACCCTGGACCACCTAGAAGATTAGATACACCCCCTCCAGTGAGAGAGTTAACGCTTGAAGCTATGTTCAAAGCAGAACTAAAATCCGATAAATTCATATTACCCCCAGCATTATTTACAACATTGCCTACACCACTTGGTATAGTATTCCCACTAACAGCGTTAGCAGCACCTGCTTGACCAAGACTCATATCTGTAGCAGCAGCCCCAGTATTCATAGCTGCTATTTGTTCAGCATCAGATATATATCCACCAACAGTAGCAGCACCTGCTCCAGTAGCACTACCTAAAGCAGGAAGTTCAGTTGCAATAACAGAACCTGTAGTGACTGGAGAAGAAACTACACCAGCATCTACAACAGCAGACACTGGCACAGTACTACCAGAAGCATTTATATACGCCCCTATCTCAGGAGCATAGTAATAGCCAGCAGTAAGCAGAGCAACCGTAGTCCAACCACCAGGTACAACTTCATTAACAGTGTCATCAATACCTGCACCAATGTCACTAACAGTGTCAATGGCTCCTTGGCCTATATCGCCAACAGTATCAACAACTTCACTTACAGCACCACCCATATCATTCCTTTATGTTCTATGCTTTTGAAACATAGATGAAAGCCTTTGAACCGTCTAATAGAACTATCTGACATTTCTCTAGCCAACCAAATGATCTGGCAAATCTTGCAAGTTTAATGTCATCCTCTCTAACTAAAGCAGCTATAGGCTTGCCAATTAAACTCTGTATGAGAACAAAGTCTCTTTGACCATCTCTCTTGACTTTAGCTGACCATCGTTTGATATCAACATGAATCCACAAGAGATTGTCAAAAAGCTCTAAGTACACTATGTAATCCTTTCGGATACACACAGGTACTTTTCCCTTTATTTTATCGTCTATAGCGTCCACCACCAACTGATTGTTCTTGATCTAGTTCACCTATCCTGAAGTCTATCTCAGCTGTGTCTAGACGCAAAGGAACATTGCTAGTACACAAGAACTCCCAAGCCCTACGCCTATCAGCGCCACTAAGATATATCTGTGATCTAGAGATACTAAGATCTATAGACCTATAGGTAGACCAAGTTTGATAGTCATCACCACTGTGACGTACTTGCATAGTTCCAGCTACCTTGTCACCAACAATCTCTAGTCTTCCATAGAATTTACGTTTAGTAACCCCGTTATCTATGATGTCTGTTACTGTTCTGCTATAGATAGCTTGACCATTATCTTGATACGCAGTGGTACTGAGGTAGTAGATAGTGGCTGTGTCATCATCTAAGACAAACGCAATGTCATTTAACTCAGCAAAGAATACAGCTCTAAAGTAGGACTCTTGGAAAGTACCTGGATTAGGCTGGTCACTAGATTGGATAGAGTACTGAGTCCATGTATACCACATTTTCTCATTTATATCGTAAACTAAAGTTTTACTAGTGTTGTGTAGAAATAGAACATATAGTGTATGTCCTGAGACTGTATAGCAATAAGCTGTTACTGTACTTAAACTATCAGCTTCTAGGTGTTTGTCTATGCTATTGGTAGAAACCTTAACAGCAGACACACCATCCATTAGATAGACAGCACGACCATTGGTCTTGCTAGTTCCAATCCACAATACAGTGTTATTAGTAGCAACGATGCTATCACCAGTAGCACAACCAATCTCAGACGTATAACTCTGGGCTACAGCTAAGGGAGAACCCGTAGCATTAGCAGCATCATAGAAGAACTGAATACTAGTAGAACCAAAGGCTACTAGATAGTTTAAGTGTTTAGCAATACCAACGAGTACGTCAGCAGTCTGCTCAAAGCTAACATAGTCAAGAGCAGTCCAAGTAGTTGGATCACCAATATTGCAGTTATAGATACGATTATTAGTAGTACCAATAAATATGTAATTGTTCAAGAACACAGTACCAGACACATATGGACTTGCTGGCAAAGAGGTCATTGTTACAAACGAACCTGCTTGATTTAACAAATAGCCAGTAGTCTTGTTGTGAAAGAACAGATACGTATCTAGGAATGTCTTAACAAAATAACTTTGGTTAGTAGTGCTAGACGTAGAACCAAGATTAGTTACAGCATAACTAGATGCAGGATTAATGCTATACACCGTGTTATTAATAACAGCAATTAGCTTGTTATTAAAAGCAGCTAATCCTTGACTAGGTGTATGAGCAGGAGGTGTTATAGACACCACTTGTTTAGCTAAGACTAAACCAGGTCTTTTAACAAACTCTCTCTTCTGATCCCTAGTCTCAAAGAAACAGTTAGAAGAATAGGAGTCCTTAGCAAAGGATCCGCTTCTACTTTCTATTGGCTGAGTAAGTGGTATACGTTCTGTTGCCATGCTTACATACCATAAGAGTTAACAGATGTAGATCTAAAGTCAGGACTGAAGAATGTACTACCAGGCTCTACATCCCAATCAACCATCTTGTCTTTGTAGTTTAAAGCACGAAGAGCAATCTCTTGTCTAGTGTTCATAGGAACACCATACTCAAGAGACAACTGATCTGCTAAGTTCCATACCAAACAGTTCATCCACTCATTGGGAAAGTCTGGAAGTTCACTAGCTGTAGTTATGTCATTGATAGGCATCTGAGCCACTAGACGTAGTTGTAGATTAGCCTGAGTACTAGCATCTGGAGTTAGGTATACATAAAGAATACCGTTGAGTCTACGAGCATCATAGAAAATACTGTTGGGCGTACCTGTAGAGAACTTAGATCCCAAGATAGTGTACTCCTGTCTAGATATAATAATCACTGGTGTGTCTATGTCTGGAGTAGACGCTGTATTACGATAGAACCCTTGAATAACTTTCAAAGGTTTGTCTGTAATAGCTGTACTAGGAGCTAGTGAGTCATACATCAACGTAGATGTAGCACCACCTAAAACATAGCTAGTCTGTCCAGAAGTAAGGGGAATGATAAGTTCTGATACTTTCCACAACTTTAAACCATCTGTGTTGAATTGTTTAATCAACAAGTTTAAAGATATGGCAGCATTAGACACAGTATTAGCGTCAGGTGTATCCCCAATCTCAAGCACTCCTAGTTTCCTAAGAGCTAAAGATATGATTTGATCACGAGTAATGCTGTAGTTGGAAGCCATTAGTTAGCCTTTAGGATATTTAGCCTTAACCGCTTGGCAGTCGGCTATGTATTTGTTAATCTGTGCTTGGTCACCTTTGGCTATGCCATCCAAATAGTCAGTAAACGGGGGATATTCCGCTTGGCGTTTGGCTAGTATCACTTTGTCTTCTGTTTATAGCCAAAGTTCCATTAGCATCTAGACTTGCTTGAATTTTGTAAGTGGTTGCTGATGTTGTGGCGGGGCTATCTAAAAAACTAAATGGAAATGTCCAAAAGTTATTTGACGCCGTACCACCAGAAACTTGAACTCCTGATTGAAAGTTGGCATAAGAACCACCAGTTCCATTTCCAATAGCAGTTGACCCCCTAACAATTTGAATCCAAGCACCAGCGGCAGTTGACCAACCTATTTCAACATTTCCAAACACTAGTATTTTGCTAGAAGAACTTGAAGGAGTAATTGTTGCCGACAATCCAAAATCAACATAAGTCGGGCTAGTTACTGAAGCGGTAGATGCAGTAGTCAATGTTGTGCTAACCACTTGCAACACCCTACCAGAAGATGCTTGCACCGCAGAAGCACTACCCGCTACTACTGGGAATGTGACACCAGCAGTGCCGTCAATGATTACAGTCATGCTGCCTCCAAAGCCACTATACGGGCGGTTAGAGCAGCTAATGCTGCGGACTGTCCAGCAAGCATAGTCGCTTGTGCGTTGATTGTTGCGGCTTGTGTGTCTATCAATGCTTTAGTCTCTTGCAATGCCGCTGTTAATGTTGCTACTAGGAATGATGTATCAATGCCTTGGTAAACTGGTTTGCCATCAGCGTCTATTGCATCTTTATCGCCTGATACGCAATCTGGTTTTATGGCTTGCAGTTCGTGAGCAATAAAGCCCTCGCTATCAGAGCCATCTATTTTCCATTTAAAAGTAACTGGTTTTAATAATGCGACTTTAGCCAAAGCCCCTGACATGGGTTGCACATTGTCTTTTAATCGGTAATCCGAAGAAGTGTTGTATGCGGTAGCAGATGCGGTAGTTGAAATATTACCTACATCATTGCCTTGTCTGCGTAATCTAACTGTTGCCCCATCACTACTAGCCCTGTTAAAAATAGCGCAAGTATCGCCATTTCCTGTCGCAAAAATTTGACTAGTCGAACCATTAGTCCAAATAGAAATACCTTTTGTATCGCTTGACCCCGCAGGAGTTGCGTTAGTTGTTCCAAACATAGCAACACCGCTAGAGTCGATACGCATACGCTCTGTGCCACCTGTCGATAAAGACAATATATGGTTTCCGTTGATATCGTTTACTGTGGTTGTTTGACGTAATGCTAAAGTGGAATTAGCACTATCAGTAATTTTAAATACTTCTTGGATAGTTCCAGATAACGTTGGCGGATTGACTTCTAATTTCACGGATGGGCTAGTAGTGCCAATCCCCACATTACCAGAGGAGTTGATACGCATACGCTCGTTAGCGTTTGTATAAAAGTTTATTGGGTAAGCACCAGAACGATAAAGTACGCCAGCGTAAGCAGTACCAAACTCTGTTCCAGCACTATTGTCAAGACCAATTTGAAATGCGCCACCTGTGTTATTGGCGGCAAAGTAACAATCGTTTGTTCCAGTTGTTGAAGTTGCAAACACTTTTGCTTTTGCTGCTTGAATATCTAAACGATTTGTTGGAGAAGCAGTACCAATCCCCACATTCTGTGCCGCTGTTATCGTGACTGCCGCTGTAGATGCAGTTTGTAGTTGCAAAATTCCCGAAGTATCGGCAGTCGTAACCACCCCTGCGGAAGTTGAAGCATTTATTGAGGCTACCATGTTTATGCTCCTTGTGTAGGTTCGTCAGCAGGTGTAGGTGTGTTGCCTTCAGCCACCCACTTTAAATAGGCTTGGTAGTCTGTGTTTTCTTCAGACTTTGGGATGCAAGCATAATCGCTCAAACGAATGACTGCTTCCCATCCTGTTGAATTGTCTTTAAATAACTTGTACATTTATAACTCCGAAGATACAGTCCAACCTGACTCAATTCCAACGCCAGCAGTTTGAGCCGAACCCAGAGAAATTATTCTGAATCCTGTTGCATTCAACCCGCTTGCAGTACACCCAGTAACATCAGCACCCGTTGCAACCAAAGATACTGCACCAGAAGCATTGCTTCTACTATACAAAGTTACAGTCGGCGAGTTTGACCTTTTTGGAACTAAAAAACTATAACCAGATGCGGTATTTCCACCAGTAAAACAGACACCACCCCTCATCGAGGCTGATGTAAATGTTACGTCAGGATAAGCAGAAGTTTCATAGTAGCGTTGACATAACAATAACTCAGTACCATAAGGTCTGTAATCAAAAGATGTTGCGGTACTGCCTTTTTCTAGTTGTACGCCTGTGATGTAGAAGGTTGCGCCATTTGTGCCGACTACGCTTGTTGCGCCT